TAATATTACTGTTAAATTTCATCGTAGACGTTTAACAGAAGATAAAGATCTATATGTTCGTGAAGGTGATTTTGTTCTTTACGGTGATACTTTTTATGAAATAGTTACCATTGCAGAAACAAAAAATTTATTCGGACAAATAGATTATAAATTTGATATTGTCGCTAAGTGTATTAAAGCACGCGAAGGTGTGTTTAATTCCAAATAAAAGTAACAATTATAGTATTTTGCAAAATAGAACTACTATTTATATTAAGTCAAAAAGACTATAAATTTTATTGTTTTAACTCCCAAAGGAGAATCAGATAATGTCAGTTTCTAAGTTTAGATTTGTAAGCCCCGGTGTATTTGTCAATGAAATCGACAATTCACAATTACCAAGATTACCAGAAGAAATAGGACCAGTTATTATTGGTCGTTCATTGCGTGGACCCATGATGCGTCCTGTAAGAGTAGAAAGTTTTTCTGATTTCGTAGAAGTGTTTGGCGAACCAGTAGCCGGTGGTAAGAGTGGTGACGTTTGGAGAAGTGGCAATAGAACAACTCCCACTTATGCTGCTTATGCGGCACAAGCTTATTTAAGAAACTCTTCTCCTGTAACTTTCGTTCGTCTAGGTGGATATCAACATTTAGCAGAAGAAGCAATTGGTGGTAAAGCTGGTTGGGATACAACTCATGCCTATGGCTTATTTATTGCTCCTGCTACTTCTGATGGTACAAATATTACTAAAGTTGGCGGACTTAATAATAAAGCTGCCTTAGCTGCTATTATTTATTCTTTTGGTACCGTTGGTTTGGTTGGTAGAAATCTAGATTCTAATACTTCTTTAGCTAATCCCGTTCTTGCTACTTGGCTAAAAGCAGATGATACTTATGCCGAAACAAGAGTAGTTATTAATGGAATTACCTCTAGTGTCAATTTTAATGAAAATTCAAAACAAAAATATATTCGAAATGTATTAAATACTAATCCAACTGCTTATGACTCAAGAAAATATTTCCTTGGGGAAACATATACTACTTGGGTTAAGCAATGTTTAGGTATCGGTAACATTAAAATTGGAGAAGCTAGATTAAAAAATGGCCCCAGTGAGACAAACACTATGGCTGTAATTTTATTAAAATTATCTGGTTTTGAAAATCAAAAACAAAATGCTAAAGATGCATCTACTGGTTGGATTGTTTCTCAACATTTAGGTGTAACAAGTTCTTTTAAACCTGATCCTACTCAAAAAAATCAATACACAGAATTACAAAACTTATTTAAAGTTGTTAGCTTAACTGAAGGAGAATGGTCAAGCTTAAACTTAAAAATTGCAATCGAAGAAATTAAATTACCGGCTAATGAATATACAAAATATGGAACATTTACTCTTTCAATAAGAAAAGCTTCCGACGATGAAATCCGTCCAGAATATCTTGAAAGATATACTGGTTTAAATCTTGATCCATCTTCTGAAAATTATATTGCTAAAAGAATTGGTGATAAATATACAGAATGGAGTTATGAAAAACAAGCCTTTGAAGAATATGGAACATACAATAATAATTCTAAATTCATTCGTATTGAAATGGATCCAACTTTAGATTCTGGTAAGGCTGAACCTTCATTATTACCTTTTGGTTTTTACGGACCCACGGAATATGAAAACGTGTATGTAACTGGCTCTGGAACAACAGGAAAGCCTTTAGCGACATATTTAGACCTTCCACAAAATGTCATTACTTCCAGTGGCACTGAATACACGGCCAGTTTTGCTTTGCCGGTAATACCTTTATTAGACTATAAAACAAATTCTTATGCTTCTTCTTTAGCGGGTTTAGAATGGGGTGTAAAAACAACTTTGCCAAATTCTAGAAAGACTAATGAAGATTATGTTGATTATGTTCGTTCTAAATCAGCAGGTTTTTCAGAAACTAACGGAGTCTACCAATATTTGTTTTCTTTAGATGATATTAGCGCGTCAGTTGATAACTCTGGAAAATTTATAGAAGCTTCTGGTGCTTTCTGGAACACCACTACGTCTGGATATTCAACTACTACTGGTTATAGATTTCAAGGTAAATCTGTAACTGCCACAAAAGGAATAGATACACTATTATCTAAATTTAATAAGTTTATTGTTCCGATGTACGATGGATTTGATGGTTTAGATATAACTAAAAAAGAACCATTTGCCAATGAATTATTATCAACTGGCGACCATACAGATAATTATGCTTATAATAGCATTAAAGTAGCTATTGAAAGTATTGCAGACCCAGAAGTTGTAGAAATGAATCTAGCTGCTATGCCCGGTATTACTAATAACGGCTTAAATAGTCAGCTTATTGAAAAATGTGAATTACGTGGTGATGCATTGGCAATAGTAGATATCGAAGGCGATTATAACCCAGAAAAAGAAGCACCAAAAGATAGAAAGCCAATCATAAATACAGCCGTATCTAATGTAAAAAAGTATATGAATACAAGCTACGGTTGCACATTCTTCCCATGGGTATTAGTTAAAGATATAATTAATAATAACAAAGTTTGGGTTCCCCCCTCTGTAGTAGCTTTGGGTACTTTCTCTTCTTCTCAAAGAAAGACAGAACTATGGTTTGCACCAGCTGGCTTTAATCGCGGTGGATTAACAGATGGTGCAGCTGGCTTGCCAGTATTACAAACAGCACTTAGATTAAGCTCTAAAGACCGCGATACACTATATGAAGCTAATATCAATCCAATCGCTTCATTCCCAGCAGAAGGAATTGTAATCTTTGGTCAAAAGACATTACAAGTAACTCCAAGTGCATTAGACCGTATTAACGTTCGTCGCTTGATGATTTACTTGAAGAAAGAAATTAGCCGTATGGCAAAGACTGTATTGTTTGATCCAAACATTGAAATCACTTGGAAACGCTTCCTTGATCAAGCAAATCCGTTCCTTGCCAGCGTTCAATCTAGATTTGGTCTATCTGAATACCGTGTATTACTAGACAACACTACAACTACACCAGATTTAGTAGACCGTAATATAGTATATGCTAAGATTTTATTGAAGCCAACCCGTGCAATTGAATTTATCGCTCTTGACTTCGTAATTTCTAATACCGGTGCAAGTTTCGCTGATTAAAAAGTAAATATTTATTCTGGTGACTATATATTATTGTAGTCACCAGATATTAGGAGATAAAACAAATGTCATTTTGGAGTGTCGTTGGTCCCGAACCAAAAAGAAATCATAGATGGTACGTTGTATTTACAGGCGCAGGAATTTCTGGCTTACAATATGCTTTAAAAAAGGTTGAAAAACCAAAAGCTAAAGTTGGTGAAATAACTCACAAATATTTAAACCATAGCTTTTATTATCCCGGTCGTCTTGAATGGGAAGCGATTCAAATGACATTTGCTTCTATTACACAACCAGATGCTACTGAAGTGGTTAATAATTTATTATTAGATGCCGGTTACGGAGTTCCGAGAGATGTTAATTCTCCTAATCAAGTAGCGACAATCGGCAAAAATAAATTTGCAGGAGCCATTGGTCGTACTATAGATATTAAACAAGTTAATGCTGATGGTCAAGTTATAGAAAGATGGGTATTAAACAATCCATTTTTTACAAACGTAACATTTGGTTCTCTTGATTATGCTAACGAAGATATAGTAGAAATTGTTTGTACTGTTAGATATGATTGGGCGCAGTTAGCAAATCCTGCTACCGCATTAGTTGCCAACGAACCAGATGATTCAGCTGTAAATCCTGATTTCCCTGTACCTTCTCCATAACTATAATATATAATTTATATACCACCATTATGTCATTTTGGACTGATATTACTCTCAAAGAACCAATGCGGCAAAACCGGTGGTATATTTTATTTGGCGATGCCGAATTAGACGCTTATAGGTTTGCTTTAAAGGAATGCTCAAAACCAGAATATAATATAGATACTGTGCCTCTTCTTTTATTAAATCAAACTTTTAATTATCCTAAAAATGTCGTTTGGAAACCAATAACTGTAAAAATGGTTTCTGCTATGGGTAGGTCTGATAAAATTGAACCATTTTCATCTAAAAAAACACTTTTTGGTGTTATTAAAGATAATTATGGCAATGACTCAACTGTTTCTAGGCAACAAGATTTTGAAGGAGGAACAGTAGCTACTCTAAGAGAAAATGTAACTTCATTTACTTCTGAATATTTTTTTCAATCTTTAGCTAGTACTATGAATGATCTTTTATATTCTACTGGTCATAACTCACCAAGATTAGGGTATAGTGTGGCTAAAAGAAATTCTTGTTTAGGTATTCAATTAATTCAAGTTGATTCTAATGGTAATACAATAGAAACATGGAAATTAACTAACTCATTTATATCTAACGTTAATTATGGAACTCTTTCTTACGCTAGTGATGAATTTGTTGATATAAGTTTTACAATAACATATGATAATGCCTCTCTATCCACTGTAAGCCCAAGCAAATTTGATGAAAAAGATGTTAAATTTGGCTATCAAACACAAGATGAGAAAAGAAAATTAAGAGAAGGATATTCTGGAAGAGAAGTGCAGACGCCATTTGGTTATAATGGTGGCGATCAAACGCTCTGGGCCGGTTCTCCCGGTTTACCGCAAACTGAAGAATAATTTTTATTTAACATATTTTTATATACAGTTATAATTACTTAAGAAAGCGTAGGTTATACATGCGTAACAATTTAGATCGTTTAGCAGGAAGCGTAGGAGCACAAACTCTTCGCCAAGATTCAGATTTTCCACAACAATTAGAACAAGCAGAAAACACTACAGTAGGTAACGGTTCTCCACTTAGCTTTATAGTTCCAACCGAATTTGTCTCTTTGCCATCAAAAGGAAAATTTTATGCTGTAAATCATCCTTTGCGGGATAAAGATACACTTGAAATAAAGCAAATGACTGCAAAAGAAGAAGATATTCTTACTTCACGAAATCTATTAAAAAAGGGGGTGGCATTAGATAAATTGATTCAATCTTTAGTAGTAGATAAACGAATAAATACCGATTCTTTAACTGCCGAAGATCGTGGAGCGATTATTTTAGCTGCTAGAATATCTGCTTATGGTTCTGAGTATTCTACTGTAGTTACTTGTCCATCTTGCATGCAAAAAGGAAAAAGCTCATTTGACCTTTTAGAGAAATTAGACTCAGAGAATGAGCAAGAACCTGTTTCTGTAGATGAAAATGGTTTTTTCAGCGTTCTACTTCCAAAAACAAAATGGAATTTAAAGTGTAGAGCAATCACTGGAAGAGAAGAAAAACATTTATTAAAGCTTTCCGAAACCAAGAAAACTGGCCTTGAAGGCGATTCTTTATTAATGGAACAATTAAAATTAATTGTTGTTTCTATTAATGATGTTACGGATAGACCAACAGTTGAAAATGCTATTTCCGCCATGCCAGCAGGTGATTCTAAATATTTGCGTAATATGCATCAAAATTTAGTTAGAGGTATAGATATGCGTCATTCTTATACTTGCAAAAGTTGTGAATTTGAAGGGGAATTGGAGGTACCGCTGACGGTAGACTTTTTTTGGTTTAAGTAATGAATATCAACAAAATGTTTATGAACAATTTTTTTATTTAAAATATTATGGTGGTTTTTCTCTTTTTGAGAGTTATAACCTACCAGTTGGTTTAAGAAAATGGTTTGTTGAAAAATTACTAGAGCAATTAAAAGCCGAAGCGGATTCCTTTAAAAAGAAGTAATTATTGAGCGAGAAACAAAGTTTTCTCGCTCTTTTTATTTGTGAACTATTTATTTGTAAACAGGAAATATAAATTATGGCTGATGAGAAAACACCAGAAACCAGTGATCAAATAAAAGAGATTGAAGAAAAAATAGTAAAAGCTAAACAGGCTTATCTAGTAGCAGCAAAAGATCTAAAGCCAATATATTTAGAAGAATTACGTGTTTTAAATGACAGCTTAAGAATCGAGCAAGCACGTTTAGATTTAGCCAAAGAAACTCGTCAATTAAAAGAAAAACAATTAAAGGATATAGAAAAAGAATTAGGCATTTTAGGAGAGATACTCAAAGCAGAAACTGATTCCGAAAGAGTAAAAAAGGCTCAATATGAATATACTTTATTAGACTATAAATATTTAAATCTTAAAAAGGAACTTGGGCAACAATTATCCGAAGATGAGGAAAAAAGATTAAAAGATGCCGATGAATTAATAAAAAGATATAGAGTTCAAACTGCCGAGTTAGAAAGACAAAAAGAGGCTCAACAAAAAATAAAACAAACATGGGATACTATTGAAAATGCCCTATCTGCTATTTCTGGGGGTTATACTAAGCAAATAACTCAAATGCGTTCAATGCAAGGTATAGCTGCCGGTATTGGCTCTCTAGTTAAAGAAATGGTTGAAACAAATGAATCCTTAGCAAAAGCAACGGGCAAGGTTGGATTAATTAATAAAGAATCTTTTTCAGGTGTTGAAAAATATGCTATTGGTTATAGAGAGATGGGCAAAGCTACTGCCGCTCTTTTTGAAAATATGTCTAGATTTTCTGCTTTAAGCGCTCCAGCGCAAAAAGATTTAGCTCAACATGCTGCCAAAATGGAAAATCTAGGTGTTAGTGCCGAAATGACAGGTAAATTATTTAATGATTTATCTAGATCATTAGGGATGAATGACAAGCAACTTAAGGAGTTAAGTGATAGAATAACAACCGTTGCTATTGGATTAGGAATTTCCGCATCAAAAGCATTTAAAGATTTTAGTGCTACTCTTCCCGCTTTGGCTAGTCATGGCATGAAATCAAAAGAAGTATTTTTTGATTTACAAAAACAATCAAAAGCTCTTGGAATTGAGATGACTACGCTGTTAGGTATTATCGGTGAAGGATTTGATACGTTTGAAGGAGCAGCCGATAAGGCAGGAAAATTAAATGCTATATTAGGTGGAACTTATTTAAATAGCGTAGAAATGCTGAATGCTACTGAAAGTGAGCGTGTTGATTTATTAAAACAAGCTTTCGAAGCATCAGGAAAAAATTGGGATTCGTTAGATAGATTTGAGAAAAAAGCTATTGCTGCTTCTCTTGGAATAAAAGATGTTAACGAAGCTAGCAAATTATTTAAAGAACTTTCAATAGAAGATCAAAAAGCTATGGAAGCACAAGCAGCAACGCAAAAAGAACTAGAAGATGCACAAATGAAAGTTGCTTCTACCACAAGGCAATTAGAATTAGCGTTCAGTAAATTAGCAATTGCCGCTGAACCACTAGCAAAAGCAATAAAATGGATAGCTGAATTATTGTCTGAATCTCCCGGTTGGACAACGGCAATTGCTGTTGTTATAGCTATAGCTTTTTCTTTTGCTAAGTTTACTCAATTTCTTGCAACTACAAGATTAGCTTTAATGCTTTTATCAAGAACTGCTATCACTTCTAGTGTTGAATTGGCTGCCGAAGCTCCCGTAGTATCAGCAGCAATAACAGAAATTGGCGGCGCTGCTACCTTATCAGCTGGTGGTTTAATGGCTCTTGGATTCGTTTTCTTATCAATCGGTGGTGCAATAGCATTAGCTGGTTGGGGTATCGCTCAGATAGTTCTTGCATTTGCTGGTTTAAAAGAGAATGGTTGGGCAGCTGCCACAGCAGTTATAGCTTTTAGTGCTGCTTTTGCCATCGCTACTTATGTAATAGTTAGTGCCGCTGTACCATTAGCAGCTGCAATTCTAATTATTGGAAAAGCAGGAACTTTTGGTGCAATAGGTTTAGGATTAATCGCAGCAGTCATATTATCAATTGGATATAGTATAAAAATGGCTACTGAGGGTGTTGCTAAAATGATAACCGCTGTAACTGAATTAACTACTAGGGCAATTAATTTAGAGAATTTGAAATCAATTAAGACTGCCGTTGGAGAGATAGTTGATGCAATAAAATTAATTCCTGAAGATGCTTCATTTAATGCAAGAGTTAATACTCTAAAATCTATTAGTGAAATAAACAAAACTCAAACAGTTAATGAATTAATAAAAACAGGTAGTACAGTTAATGAACAAAGCTTAAAACCTGCCAAAGAATTTGTTGTTGCTGCTGAAAAATATTATATTGCACAAGCAAGTGCTAAATCAGTAGATCAGGATGCGTTGGTACAGGCAATAAATTCTTTAAGAAGCGATAAAAATAAAGCTACAGGTGAAAAATCTAAAGAACAGCCAGTTATTCTTAGAATAGAAAATGGACCAGATTTACGAGCATATGTTCTTGGTGGAAAGTTTGTAAATAATCCATAGGAGTTAAAAAATGAAACTTCCTCTTTCTTCTGGTGCTGCATACACAATAAAAATTTATTCTTTTTCTAATGGTGGTTATAGCGCTTCACAACCGCATATACAATTTCCTGCGTTTATAACTGATTTTAGTGATTCTTTTAAAAGTGAATGGAAAAAAGAAACAATTTATGGAAAAATGGATCCTATTTCTACTTTTAAAAATACTTCTAGAACAATTACATTGGCTTTTGAAATACCAAATTCTTCTATTAATGAAGCAGCTACTAATATGAAATATATAGATTATCTCATAAGAGGATTGTACCCTATATATAGTAATGGAGTAGCTGGTACGGCTATAATGACTTCTCCACCAATGTTTAGAATAAAATTTTCTAATTTAATTTCTAATGCCAAACAATCTGATGAAATTAATGATGATCAAACATTAAAATCTGGTTTATTATGTTATATGCAAGGATTTGATTTTAAACCTAAGATAGATAGCGGTTTTTTTATTGACGAAGATAGTGTGCTTTTTCCTAAGTTACTTTCTGTATCTATGACTCTAGACATAATTCACGAACATTCATTAGGAAATGAGATAGTTGATGGCAAACTAAGACCAAGAATAAATATAAATTCATTTCCACACAAATATCCCGATACTCCAAAAATTTCAGAAAGTGTTAGCTTAGATCAACTAGAAAAAGACCTTAAAGCGCTTGCAGAAGCTAAGCAGGTAGAAAATCAAGGCGAAGATCAACCTGAAGAAGCGAAAACAGATGTTGAAGAAGCAGGGGCGACAGCTGCTCAGTCCAAAGTTTGTAATGTGGCTGATTGGTAATAAAATATTTATGATAAACCGATACAGAAATAGAAGAATAGTTAACAACGACATGCCTCTTTATAAAAAGATGTTTAAAGAAAGAGGCATTAAATTTATTGATCAATATGCTAGTCCTAATTTTAGTTATGTAAATGCTAGTCAATATTCTAATTTAAATATAATACAACATGTTTGGAAAGAAGGCGATAAATATTATAAATTAGCAGAAAAATATTATGGTGATCCTCAAGATTGGTGGATAATAGCTAAATTTAATCAAAAACCAACTGAATCTCATATTCAATATGGTGATATAATAAAAGTACCAACACCAATAGAATTGGTTTTAGAATACATGTTAGGATAAGGGTAATAATATGGGATTAACACTTGAAAAATATGTAGAATTACAACAGAAATCTGCTCTTTTTTTAGAAGCTCTGGGGAAAAAAAAAGAAGATCCTTCACAACTACAAAATTTTTTACTAACAAATAATTTAACCGATGGACTAGAATTTGATGTAGCCGGTGGAGGAGAAAATGCTTATAAAATAGCATTAGATACGTTTCTTACTAAGTCTCTAGCTAAAGACCAAACACAAATAGATAGTGAAATTAAAAAACAATTACAACAGATTGTGGATGATTCTCTTGCAACATATGCACAAGCAGGCGGGGCGTTACCTAGTGCTCATGAAACTCAAGAAGCTATAAATCTAGCTCTTGGAGAAACTGGGGGAGGAACTTTATCTCCTACAGCAGCAGCTGGCGCAAAAGCTACTGTCGAACAAGCACTCGGCACAGCAAAAGAGCAAGTTGAGATAAAAGAAAACCCGGTTTTCTTTAAAGAAAACCGTCTTGGCGAGCAAGCGGCTTTAATTCTTACAATGAATGAATTAATAGCTTCTGTAGATAAAGGACTTAAAGTGCCTCAAGAAGAAGATAAAAAAATTAAAAATAAAAAATACAAAAATTTTACCGTTATAAGATACGAAAATCAAGATGACACTCCAACTGGACACTTTTTTTTAACTAATAATTTTACTAAAAATAATGACATGGAGTATTTTTTTAAAAAATTACCTCCTCAAGTACTTAGTCTCTTAATTCCTACAATAAGATTATATAAAACATTTTATCCTATTGCAAAACATTCTCAATCAGCAGGACAATTTTCAAAGGGATACGATTGGAGAATACCGTTTGATGATACTCCTGTTCCTTATGGTTCTGATACGAGTGAATTTGTTAAACATGAAAGACATAATATAGAACAAATTTTAAGTGGAAAAGGCACTTTTCATTCTGTTGGTATAAAATCTTTTAATTATGAATATAGGGGAACAGATCCATCAACTGTTAGTACAAATATTCATGCAACTTTAGAAATATTTTTTCAAAATCCTGCTGATTTAGTAAGAGAGATAAGTTTAAGTTTTGGTGATTCCCGTTTTTTAAAAATTCCCCCCGATGGAGATAAAGGAAAGTATCAAGATATTTCTTTTTCATATTCTGATTTAGTAAACCAAACATCTAGATATGTTGGAGATACTAATGATATTTTTAATGATAAATATTATAGAATAAAAGCTGAATGCGGCTATGCTAATGTAGATATTACAACTGTTAAAGATGTATTATCTAATTCTGGTTATAATGATAAACAAATACAGTCTGTTATAAAAGCAATTAGCTCTTCCAGAGTTGTTTTAAGTCTTGCTCCATATTCACACGATATAACTTTTAATGAAGAAGGAACAGTTAATTTAAAAATTAATTACAATGCTCATTTAGATATTGCTTTGTCATCTCCTGATGCTGATTTGTTTGCCATTAATAATGAAGGAAAAAATTTAAGATTATTAAATAAGTTATTTAAACAGTTTTTATCTGAAAAGAAAAAAGCTATTGATGAAAAAGCGGAACAAGAAAAAGAAGAATGTAAATCTGAAGAAGAAATAAAAAAAGATATTGAAGAATTTAAAAAACAATACAAATCTTTAAAACTTACAGGACTTGAAAGCAAGTCTGAAGAAGAATTACAAGAAATGTTAAGATTAGCCAGAAAAAGTATTTACAATGGTATATTTAATTTTTTAACTGGTATTGAAACTTTGCCAACGAACAAAAAACAAGATTATAAACCAAAAATTTATATTGGAATGTATAAACCAGAAATTTTAGGCGTTAAATCAAAAGATGATTCTAATTCATCGGCTATAAAACAAAGAATCTTAAATAAAGACAACTCTTTATATGGAGTAGAAGAATTATTTAATGATAAAGAAATAGAAACTTTAATAATGGAACCTCCAACTGGAGATGATAAATCTTTTTTTGATTCTTTGTTCCCGACTACTACAGTAAAAAAACCTCCAGATGATCTAGCTTCCATCGGTATGGAA